ATAATCTCTTCTCTCTCGGAAACGTCCAAGTCGCTACCTGCGTCGTCGTCTAAATCAACATCTGCATCGTCAGCGGCAAGGTCGACCTCTAACTCGTCGTTGTCTCCTGGCTCATCGTCCATCGAAACGTCCAACTCAGCCTCTGGGGCGGGATCACCCATGTCGTCCACGTCACGGTCGCCTGGCGCCATAGTGCCTCCGTATTCCTGGATTTTATCCTCACCAACGCTACCGATGTTAGCGAGTTTTAAAAATTTACGAACCTCGTGTTCGTTTAAAAGTGTTTTACGAGCCATTTTAAAAAAATCTCCTTTTCTATTTAAAGAAACTCAAAAATAAGTAGTTGTGTGTTACAATAACGGCATTAAAAATAAGAATCAATGTTTCCAATCCGTTTTTTAATTTTCTGCAGGGCTTTAGATTCAATTTGTTTTATTCTTGCAAAAGAAAGGTGTATCCTCTCCGCAACTTGCCTGAGAGTCATTGGCCCATTTTCATAAACAGATACCAAACAACAGTTAAACTCTTTCGGATAATTTATCCAGTGCCTACATTCATCCACCTTACAAGAGGTGCCTGTTTTCATGCATTTTCTTGAGCATGGCAATAGTCCATCAGTATTTTTCATAACTCTGGAAACACCTCTGCAATCATATCGAATATATTTTCGACTTCCGTGTTATTTAAACCCATCTCTTGCATTTTTTTATTTCCATTTTCTCGAAGTTTTTTGCTTTTCTTCTTCTTTTTTATGGATACATCACTTATGTCTTCGATAAATTCATATAATCTTGCGTCATCGTTAATCAAGCCGGTTATAACATATCTAAAAAACTTTGATTGTGTCAGGCCTATCGATTTTAGTTTCATCAGAAAATTGACATGCCGGTGGTCATTTTCAGTGAACACTATTCGTTTGTTTAGTTTTCCGTAATCTATATTATGTTCCATTTCACCACGACCTATGGTTAATATGGGTTTTGCTTTCCGAAAGCCCAGAAGAGGTTTGCAACATCATATCAGCCTTAGCTTGAAGTTCTGTGGCGTTTCTGGCTCCCGAATATGAGTAGCCAGAACGAATACCTCTTTCAAGGTTATCTAAAATATCTGCCATGGCACCGCGATAAGGCACACGTGTAGACACACCCTCAAAAGATGAATACTTGCCTTTCCAGTCAACTTGAGCTTCCTTGCTAGCCATTCCACGGTAAGTTTTCCACTTATTACCGCGTTCGTCAGTTATTACATTTCCAGGCGCTTCGTGTGTTCCTGCAAACAAAGAACCACACATGACAGCATCTGCTCCAGCGGCAATTGCCTTGACTATATCTCCGGAGTTTTTTATGCCTCCGTCAGCAATGATTTTCACATCTCTATCAGTTTGAGCACAATCAATAATTGTCTGTAGTCCTGGGACGCCATGGCCAGTTTGTATACGAGTTGAACAAATCGAGCCGCCACCAATGTTGCAGCGCACGGAATCAGCACCCCAGTCTGCCAAATCATTAACCCCCTGCAAGGTGGCAACGTTCCCAGCCATGATATGATAATCGTCGCCAAGCATAACTCTCAATCTATGTAAGGCAATCTTCATCATATTATGATGACCATGAGCGACATCAACACAAATAAATGTTGCACCAGCATTAAACACAGCGGTTGCTCTTTCTAAATAATCTCCCGTGATTCCAATGGCAGCACCCACATTATCTCTGACTCTATCGACAGAATTGGAAACAATACTTGCTTGTTCATCAATAGTGTTGTATCTGTGGATTATAGCAGCACCACCCGCTTTGTCTAGAGCAACTGCCATTTCTGTGTCTGATATTGTATCCATCGGTGAAGCAAAAATGGGAAACCTTAGCTGTAGCGAATTGCCTAGGTCCGCAGAAATATCTATTTCACTTCTAGAGTTTATATCAGAATACTGTGGAACAAGAAGAACATCATCGTATGATAAGCCCTGTTTATACTTTCTGTTATCGAACATTTTATCTCTCCTTATCGATAAAGTTTTTAATCTGCTTGGTGGTAAACCAAGTCTTCTCATTTGGGTTCTCAGGATCTTTCAAGTTTGATATTTTTGCTCTTTTACCGCGTGAAATCTTAAAAGTAGTAACTGACGGCACCCCATTCAGTTTTAATTTCTCTGAGATTTCTTCGTCGTCGTCCACGTTGAAAGCAAAGAATAATACATCTTCGTATGAATTTGATATATCTACATAATAACTGCTCAGAGCGTGACACAGGTGGCAGCTATTTGAATAAAACTTTACCACACAAAGGGTGTCGTCTTCTACTGTTACTTCTCCCTTGATCATTTTTAAAATTGATTCTTTAGATATTCTACTTACGGACATTTTCTATCTCCTTTCTCCATTCATTGATTACATGATTTGCCATTTTCCAACATTCAGGGCAATAAAGCCTCACAGTCTCTTCATCTCTAACCACCACACTCCATGTTTTAACCATCTTTTTATTTTTTTTGTCAAAAGGCTTTTCACATGTAAGACACTTATCTGGTAAGTTACCAAATTGTGTTACTTTATCCGACAGCTGCTTAGAGCTATCCTTGTTGGTCATTTTTGACAGTGCGCGGCGTTGCTTACGATTCATCTTTTTCGTTTGCTCTTGACTTTAGCGCCTCATTATTCATGGCCTTGCGATACGTGCCTGATCTGGTTGCTAATTGCTCTTCAGTGATAGCTTGTTGTTCTGGCTCTTCTTCGACTAAAACTTCTGTAGCTTCTTCGGGCAAATTTGACTCTGCTTCTGCATCGGTCTGTTTAGCCAAAATTGGTGCATATTGTTGCAAAGTGACCATGGCTCCCTCAAGTTGGGCTAGCGCAATTGCATGTTGGGTAATTTGGTCAACAGTTTCAATTGTTGCTGGTCTATGATATAGATCTTTGATTATTGCAAATCGCTCGGTTGCTTTTGCTTTTAAGCCCGTGATGGCTGATTGTAAAATTTCTTCGGTCATTATATTTTCTCCTATCTATTAATGCCTTCAACTCTCCAAAGTTCTCCGCCTCCGTCAAACACAACTACAGCGGAGGGAAACGGTGCAGAGTTTTCACTGTCTCCAAATTTAAGACGACCCTTCACAAAATGAATTTCGGATGCCTTCATAACGTAATTGTGCCAATACTTGGTATCTGTTCTTGCAGGTATAAGCATAACAACCTTTGTGCCTGAATTCTTAGCTTCATTATATGCTTTTTCAATCCACTTGTCAATACCTCTCCCATATGGAGGGTTTACAAAACACGTAAAGCCTTCCCAACTCTTTTCCAAGCCATTCTCTGCTTCAGTGAAAAAATTTGCACACTTAGTATTGTGCGGACTAGCACAAGGATCCAAATTGAACGGACCAAAGCGCCAGTTTAGTTTATTAAAAAAGTCTTGTGGTGTTGCCCAATTTCCAGTTTTAGAACTGAACATGGTTTTTTGAGTTTCTGTGTTCATATTTTTCTTTTGTTTCCTTATAAGATGTTATTAGTTCGTGTTTTGATATGCTGGGATTTCCAGCAGTATCGTATTTTGGGCTTTCGTTGTCGTCCCATTTTATGTTAGACATTATATATTCTACGTCACGGCAGTTCTGTTTAATATAATAATGGCTTTTCCAGTCTCTGTATATTATGTTGTAATCTTTATAAATCTTCCCTGCGGCACCTCCAACTCGGCGCACACAAAAGTCTGAATTGTCACATTGAAGCTTTTTTTGTTCTTCGTTAACTGGCTTACCAATCGGAACAAAGTCAAAATCCTCGTGTTTAGATAATGTTTTTATTGTGCCTCTTTCAATTTGCTTTTTTTTCCAAACTTGAAACACAGTTGGAACTTCATATGACTGTCCCGATGGTGTGTAAAATGCTTGTAGTGGTAGAAGCTTTTGTTCTACTAAGTGAAAGTGTCTATTCAAGCGATTTATGATAGAAGGCTTCCTAAATGTTCGCGGCAATATAAATGCTATACAGTCAGAAAATTGTGCAGCGTGGTTGAAAAATTTAACCGCAGTGCTAGAGTTTTTACCAAATGGCGGATTGCCAATAGTTAATACATTTTTTGTTTCTGTAGGCTTGAAGTCAAAAAAGTTCTTCTTTGTTATTCCTGATGTTGCTGGCTCTAAGTCAATCCCAACGCTCTTATCGGGCGGTAGTCTTTTCAAAAAATCACCGGCACCCGCAGAAGGCTCAATAATTAAATCATATTGATTATAGTCCACTAATCTCAAAACTTGCTCAACGATGGCTGGTTTTGTGTAAAACTGATCTAGTCTATGCGGCGGCATCAAAGAATTCCTTTCTTTTACTTTTGCTGATACACCCATTAGGATATTTCTCAGATAGCTCGCTACCTTTCTTGAAAACAACATTAATCTTGGGAAAGTCAACAATATCACAAATGATGTAATTCATTTTTTGGGTCTTATAAATAAACCTTTCTTCATCAAATGTTCGACCAGTGCCAATCATGCTAGATGGCAGAAACTTACAACCACCTGCAGTAAAGTTCTTTGCATCATATTGTATGTTTTCATCCAATCTGTTAACATGATCGTGGTCTTCGCAACCCTTGATGTGCCTCAGTTCTGGGAACCAAAACACGAGTTGTCGCTCCAAAAGGTGAGATGCTACACGACCATCTTTATAGATATCAATTAGCATATCTGTTGATAAGTTTCCAAACGAAAAAGTCCCAGACAAGTCAAATGTATAGGTTTGATCAAATGCAATCTTATGCATCGGTGCTCCCCAAGGCTCCATCACCTCTATCGCTAATCGTGATCGGACTTTGATACAGGTTACCTGATTCGCTTTGCATTGTTCTAAAATGAACAACAGGGATCATCACTAACTGCGCAATCTTGTCTCCCTTTCTAATATATTGTGTAGAGGATCCGACGTTGTGTAAATTTACAAACACTTCTCCATCGTATCCAGAATCAACTACACATGCTCCCACAATAAGAGAACGCTTGGCGGCAACGGAACTACGATTCTTAACCTCAAGCATATAACCATGCGGAACACCAAAACGAAGGCCAGTGGGAATCACCTTGCTGTCGCCAGGGCCAATTGCAATGGCTTGGTTGTCTTGATCAGGAGAATAAAACACATCCAGTCCTGCATCAGAGGGATTTGCTCGCTGTGGACTATGTGCGTTAGGTCTAGTTAAGGCATACTCAAGAATCACTGCCACCTCCACTAAACATCTCAAAGTTCTCAACAACCTCATCAATGTTTACATTGTCCTTGAAAAGTCGATATGCCTTCACAGCAGCACGAATCTCATCAGTGTTTAACCAGCCGTTTTCTTTATATTCAGCACGCAAATCGCGCTTCTGTTCCTTGTAAGGCTCCATTGCCTCTTCAATAGCTACCATGGATCGGATATATTCCTTAACATAGCGCTTTCGTTCATCGTTTGTTGTAGCCATTCGGCCCTCCTTTTTAATTCTTTATTAATATATCAGTTGCGAACACGATTGTCAACTAAATTTATTGGTTATTAGATGAAATATTCCCAAAAACTTGCCTCATAAATTTTTCAATTAGTTGATCTCTTTGTTCATCCGTTTCAGTCTCTGAAAAAGAATAGTTGTAAGTTCTTGTGACAGCCGCTATCTCGGCACGGACTTTATCAAGCTCTTTCTTCATCCATCTTATTTGTTGCCTGTAGTTTTTTGGTATGGGAACATCTAGTTGCTCAGCATAGTCGATTAATATAAAATACCTCTTCTGTTCTAAAGCATTTTTTGCTTCTGTAAACATACTGCTCATTTCTTGTTTTTTCTCATCACTATAGTCAGAATTGTTTAGTTTGTCTGGGTGAAGCACCGTGGCTAATTTACGAAAAAGTTTGGAGAATACATCATATAATTCCTTGTCATCTCCAGCATCAAGTGGTGGTTCTTGGATATTGTTTACATCAGCTTGTTCTTTTTTGTTCTCAGGCTTGTTTGCGGAAACCAATGCTGTTGAATCTGAGTGTTCTATTTGTCGCGGCTCTTCTTTATCTTCTTTCTTTTTGGAATATAATTTACTTATCCTATCTTCATGTTGTTTATTTAAAGATTTTCTGTCTATATTCTTTTTCAAACAATAATTTTCATAGTATTCTTGAAACTCAACAGCAGCTTCGTTGGATATAGTTTTTACAATATCCAATTCACTATAAAGATACCTTAGCTGTGTGGTTATCTTTTTCCATTTTAATTTAGTTGTAGCAGACACATATTAAATAGACCTACTTGAAGTTGAAACTGACCTTAGTTTCTATTTTTAGTTCTGGAACATGTGTGTGGTTTGCTAGGTTATGTTTCACGCAATCATCAATTTCTAAAAACCAATCAGCATGACCCTTTTCGTGCACAATGTCTAAAAAATAATCTTTATGGTGGCCACAGTTTTCGGCCATCATGTGATAAATCTTTTTGTTAAGCCTCTCCGTTTCCTCGGCCGAAGCCTTGATTTCCTCTACTTTTCCATACTCCATAGAGCTAACATCATGTATCATCACAGTGGCATCTGGGTCCATATAGCGCTTACCTTCAGCGCCGAAACTAAAAAGTATTGCGCCACAGGACATTGCCTTCCCTTGCACGATTGTGGCTACAGGGATACGACTATGTTTAATGTCTGATATCATAGACATCAAGCTATACACTTGGCCACCATAACTATCAATTATAACTGGTAAAACTGGCTGGCCTGTGTTCTGTGCTTTTGAGACAAGCGATGAAAATTCTTTTGCGGACAGCTCATCAAATTTTCTTACTCGAATTACTACCGGCAAATCATCTATCAGCTTTGCCTCTTTTAAAAGTGGACTAAAGTTTTTTAAAATATTCATTACCATTCCTCCTTTTGGCCAATCCAATCTTTATATTTTTCCTCGCCTCCGCGAGCTTCCCAGTCTGAATCAATAGTTAGCTTTGAACTTATACCTCCACGAGCATTGCACACCATAACAAGTCGTAATCGCTCAGGCTCATAAACTTCCATCATGTCGTCGAATATCACATTAATTAGGCGCTCATACGAGTAAATTTTACTTCTGAATTGGTAAAAATATTCTTTCATAGATTTCAGTTCAATCACTTTTTTATTAGGATAGAACGTAATATACAACAAGGCAAAGTCTGGTTGACCTCGCACGCCTTCAAATGTGATCTCTGGTGCTTTTAGTTTGATCTCATATGCACCCGAAGATGGGTTTGGGATAGATTTTAAAATAGTCTTGTCTGACCATTGCTTCTTTTTCATGCTAATAACCTAAATGTTTTACCGACTGCATAGGTGGAGAACCCCCAATTTTCGTCGTAGTTAAGTCTCGCCATGTAAGGACGGTTAAGATGAACACGATCCTTTTCTGGTTTGATACCCCAGCATCGAATTCTAGTCAGTTCATTATTGGAATCGATAACTTCTACGATCCAATAATCTTTACCTTTCTTCGTTTTTCTTGGGATGATTTTGCGCGGAATAAACCAACACACCTGAAGTTCTTGGTCGAATTCAGAAATCGGTGGGATAAATTTATCCTGCAGCCTTTGGACCGTTTCGGCACTAATGACCAAATTCATGGGGAACACACCGGTTAGTTCAGACTTAAATTGTATAATCTCTTCTTCACTAAAATCGCCTTCTGGGCGATATGTCTCCATGTTGTCCGATAGCTTTTTCAGATTCTTTGGCCTATCCACAATACATGCAGACCAAAAGTGTTTGCGGCCTGTGAATCGGTCGTCCACAATGTTGTCCAGCGCACCGCCGCGACAGAGCGCGTCTAAAGACTTCTTGTTAAGTTTTGAATAGGTAATATTTTCATTGAACAACAAATCCTCAGCATTTGTAATTGGGCGGTTAGCCAAAATCTGTTCAATCGCTGCCATACCCAGACCCTTGATAGAGGTCAGGGGTTGAATCAAAGTCTTGCCATCTTCGCTGATCTCCCAGACTGTGCCAGACTTGTTGACATCCAAGGGTGCGATGTTGAAACCATATTGCTTGGCGATGTTAATGGCCTTCTCCTTGCGTGTCTCAGGCTCCTTGTCCAAGAATGCAGCCATCCACTCTGCCGGGTAGTAGTTCCACAACCAAGCACACTGGTATGAAATGATAGAATATGACACGGCATGTGACTTGTTGAAACCATATCCTGAGAAGTATTCAAACTTATCCCAGAGAGCTTGTGCCTCGTCACGGTCGATGTTCTTCTCAACACAGCCGCTGATAAACTTGTCATGCAACTTGCCCTTAACAGAGCCCTTGCCGGTTCCCTTCTTGGTCAACACCTTACGGAGCATGTTGCCTTCATCAAGAGTTAGACCACCGAGCTTGTGGGCCAGCAATGCAATCTGCTCTTGGAAAATCAGGAAGCCAAATGTCTCTTCAGTAATCTCTCTTGCTTCTTCAGATAGGTAGCTGATTCGCTGTGGGTGCCCCTTGGCTTCAACGTAGTCACCGTCAACACCTGCAGAAAGCGGGCCAGGACGAAAGATTGATGTGATAGCAGACACGTCAATAATATTGTCCGGCTTCGCTCTCACGCAAAACTGTTGTGCGCCGTTTTCTGTAAACTGGAAGATTCCAGCCCACTTGCCAGTGTGGAAAATGTTTTCATAGATATTTGAGTCATTCATATTCAGCACATCTGGGTGCAAGTGTCTTTCATAGTAGTCTCGAATCTGTGTAAATGTAGGCTCTTCGACACCATGGTGGCGCTTCAGGATATGGTAAATCGCACCCTCCATCATCTTGAGCGTAGAGAGCCCAAGCAAATCGAACTTAATGAATCCCATTGGCTCAAGGTGCCGGACGTTCTGGCCTTCTGCCCATGGGGCCTGACGGACACCGCCTGAGTTAATTAGGGGCATGTTCTTGTCGAGGTCTTCCGCAATAACCACACCACCTGCGTGCCGAGAACAAGAGCGAACTTGACCAACAAGTCCCTCAACGTGTGTCTTGACTGCCGGATACTTATTTAGATAAGCTTGCAGGGACGGTGAAAACTCCATAACCTCTTCCCATGTTGGCGCATATACACCTGCCTTGATGCCGTGCTTACGCTTAGCTTCTGGTGTGGCCTCTCGGATCATGATGGAGGTTACTGTGTTGACTTCTGTAAATGGAATATTGTAAAGCTTTGAGATATCTTTAATCAAAGACTTGAGTTGCAGTGTATTCCAGTTAGAAATGGGCGCAACACAATCCTCGCCCCACATCTCAACTAGCTTCTCCTTAAGGGCCATTGAATCAGATACATCATAGTCGATATCTGGATAGTCTGTTGCGTCAGACCGCAAGAAGCGAGAGAACAGAAGGTCATATTTAATTGGATCAACCTGTGTGATGTTTAGTGCGTAAGCCACGAGAGAACCGGCGGCTGAGCCGCGGCCAGGGCCTGTAAGCATCATCCCAGTTGCTACATCGACAATTGACTTCATAGTGAGAAAATATTTTGAGAACCCACGATCATCAATAACGTTAAGTTCTTGACGCAATCGATCGGTATATTCCTTGTTTTTATGCAGTCCTTTTTCTTTTAGGCCCTCAAGTGCATAATTAACAAGCGCTTGAGTTGCTGTGAATCCGGCTGGCACCACGAACTCAGGAAGACGAACTGTATTATCGGGAAGAAATGATTCAATGCGTTCAAAGGCAATCCTGTAAGATTCCTCGATGCTATGCAGCACCACGTCATCATCATAATCAAAACCCGTTGATTCTGAATACTGCTTATAACTTTTCCAAATCTGGTCGCCGTTCTTAGGGAACAATTCATAACCAATCTCTTCAACCCCGTCTGGAAGTTGGGATTCTTCTTCAGCCCATGATGGTCGACCCTTACCAAGCCAACCAAGACGCTTGTAAAGCTCTCTGTCCTTCCAAGCGTCAGGGTTGGGGTAATGGCTGTCGGCTGTTGTCAGCAGTCCAACGCCAAACTCTTGAGCAACTTGAATCACATATTGATTCAGTTCGTGCTGCTCTTTAATGTTATTCCATTGTATCTCGGCATACCAGCGATCACCGAAAATGTCAACCATGCGCTTAGTAGTGTCACGCATGGCGTCAATAACGGCTTCGGGGCCCTCTTCTCTATTTTCCCAATAGTTACCAGCATAAACCCCGCCAAGACAAGCAGAAGAAGCAATAATGCCCTCGTTATATTTCTTAAGAAGTGCATAATCAATCCGTGGATACCGATAAAAATTCTCAGCCTTATAAGACTCTGATACCAATTTAAATAAGTTATTCAAACCAGTTTGGTTCTGGGCCAAAAGAACAAGGTGGCGGCGCCGGCGGAGAACATCTTGTGTCTTCTTAGATGCACCTTCGTCCTCCACTGTAGCACCAGAGGCAGCATCCTTCTTTACGGCACGGGCGCGCTTCTTGTCCTCCATGGCCTTTGTATATTCTTCTCTCCACTCCTCAATAGAGGGAATAAAATATGCCTCACACCCGAAGATAGGTTTGAAATCTTTACCCTCTTCTTTCATTTTCTTGGCATGCAATACCTGATAAGCCAGGCCATTCATATTACCGTGGTCTGTTAGTGCTAGAGCGTCACACCCATTTTCATATGCAAAGTCCATATGATCCTGTGGATATCCGATAGCGTCAAAGATAGAGCCCGCCACAGAGTGTGCGTGCAGTCCAACAAATTTAATTTTAGAATCAGTCCGATTCATTAGTGCCCTCCTGATGAATTGTATATGGTATCTTATCATGTGTGTGCGGCTTTGTCAACACCTCATGAGGCTTTTTTATTAAAAAATCTGAGCTTATATATTCTCTGTATCCTTCCCAAGAAGATAAATCGTAAAACCAATCAACTTCTAATTTGGATGACTTAGGGACCTTCAGTTTTTCAAAAACTTCGGAAAGGCTAAAGTTTTTCGCTGACCATCTTTCATTTAGTGGTAATTTACGTGTAGGGTATTGTTCTCCCGCTTCAGTGTTGTAATAGCTTTTGGTGGTTTTTTGATTAACATCTCTTCGGCATGCTATATAATCTTCGCCTCTCATAGTAAATGGTAGCGGTATGTTTTTGGCAACAGTTTTTTTCTTATAACTCAGGAAAAAGTTACTGTCTGGATTGTTGATCAGTTTTCTATTTTTTCTAATAATGCTTATATCATATGCGGTCATCGGGAATGATATAAAATACTTATCTGGAATTAGCCATTTTGATATATGGTTTGCTACTCTCCATGATGTATAAATACCGTTCAAAACCGACCAACCATAAGAATCTCGACGATCAATATCTTTTGGGTGTATTGGGGCGTAATAAATAGGAATCTCTCTCCTATTTTCTGATCCCTCTCCATACTGCCAGCGATTAAAATAAACCGGGTCATACGTCCACTCACCCACTCTATGACGCACTATTGGTGCTAGATCTTGATTAGCCACAATCCAGATCGTATTGCAGCCAGCTAAAGCACACTCATAAACAGATTTTTGAATCGCTGTAAACCCAGCATCAATTGGCAACAAAACCTCTGGTGTATCGATATCAAAATCAGTTTTTAATCCAGAAACAGGTATAATTCCCGCTAGGTGTAGACGACTCACAGCCACCTCAAAAATAAATTGGGTGCCAAGCTACTCTTTTGTAGATCTTGTAGCAGAGTTTCTTCGCTACACGACGGGATCTCAATATGTTTTGATTTGGGTTTGTTTTTATCTGCTCGCTGATTTTTTGTGCGAGCGATGCTAGTAGTTCTAAATTTGTAATATTTTGGTTTTCCATTTGGTCCGTATCCATTCAGTGTTCCTTTCATTCCTCTTGCTTCCATTTCATGAACAAGCTTAAACCGAGCCATAGTTTCAGAGTAATTGAAATCAAGCAAATCGGCTTCACTTAAAAATGAAACCACGCATGCATCCTTTACAGCTGTTTTTCCATCAATCCTGTCCGATGGATAAAACCATACTTGGCTGACAAAGTCGTCGTCTGTTCTAATATAGTCGATTTCGTGTTTACCACCTCTATTGAAAGCAATCCAATCATAGCATATAAAATTTTTTCCCGCAAGGTTTTTTTTGGATACAAATCCGTGCGCGTTATCATCTCCAAAATAAAAACACTTTTCATATCTTATTTCAGCAATTTTAGAATATTCATTGTAACAGTTAATTGTTTTGTCAATATTTCTCATATTGTGAATCATATTTGAAAGCGGAACTTTAGAGTTAATCGACAGCAAAAACATCAAACGCTCCCAAAGCAACTCTTTAGGCAGTCCTAAATCTATATCGCCATCAAAAGTTTTAATTGTTGAATTAAAGTTTGGAATTTTCAAATTAGGATATAACTGTTCTGGTGTTAAATGATCAAACCTGAAGGGTCTGTTAACACTTGCGAAGACTATTGGATAGTTGTTATTAAAAGCAAACAAGATTGATCTTAGACAAGAACCAACTACTATATTTTTATGCTCGTATATCAATTTACTAACTATTTTTACAGAAATCACCCTTTACTGGATAACCTGTTTCTTCTTCCGTTCTTACATCTTCTAAGATGTTTTTGATATCCAAGCCGGCACAATCAATCTTTTCTTTAGAAACATGATAATGGCTAACAAACCCGCTGAACTTACCATATTTTGCATCTTGTTCATACCTTTTGGAAGTTGTCGAAAATTGATTAGTTACAGTTTCATAAGGTATATTGGTTGATTTATTTATTGCTTTCCAAAGTTCTTTGAGTGCTTCTACTTGAACGGGATAAAAATCTGTAAACGGCTGTAAAAGCTCTCCGTGAACTCTAATATTTTCTTTTATTGGTCTTTCTCCAAAACCGTTTTCTGTATACCAAGATTGATATTTTGGATAGTATGCGTTTGATATTTCTACTCCCAAAGATGCACGGTTGACTCTCTCGGAGCCAGCATGCCAAGCACCGTGCTGCATATCAAGTGTTTGATAAATAGTTCCGTCGTTATCAATTAAAAAATGAACGGATATGCCGCGCTTATCTAACACAGTTTGGCACGCTTTAGAGTTCAAACAAACATCCCAGTGATTTACAAACAACCTCACAGGCCTCTTGGGTCTTCCAGTGTAATCATAATACGTTCCTTTTCGAGCTTTCATGCCACCGCGCTCAGACCACAGAACAACTTTTGGCCAGTTTATAGGAAAAAATTCTCCGTTGTATACAATATAGTTTGAATATTGCTTATCTTCAGGTGCATATGCATCAATATTTGACTGTCTCTCTGTCCAAATACGACGATACGTTGAGGGCCCGCACAGACCATCAGATTTAATATTGTTTCTTTTTTGCCATTTTTTGATTGATCTGACAAGTTGATCATCAAAATATTTTTCACCAAACCAAGAAGGTTCCCACCCAAGCTTGGCTGCTGATGCTTCGTTGTAAAAGTTTTTATCAATTGGCATGAGGATCTATCTCCAGATATGGCCCTATTCTTTAATTAGTCCGAGAACATAATTATCAAGTATAAGGTGCATAGTTCTGCCATTGCTTTTTATTTCCTCTACCATAGACTTGTCAATAATAATTTTAGAATCTAAGGTTAATTCTTCAGCAAATCTGACGTCTGGAGACCAAGAAATTGTTGAAGCTTGGATATACCTTTCTTCTTTCGGCTCGTAATCGCTTGGTAGCAGGATGCCAGTAGATGTTTGAATTGGCTCGGGTTCTGATAATTCAACTTGAATATATCTGTTAACTGGTTTGAACATTATTTCTCCTATAGTTCGCAGCTATCATTAGTGCAAAATTTACTCCCAGTTCCTTGTTGCTCAGTGTTTAGCTTGGTAATTGGGGTTATTTTACTAATTAGTTTTTGATAAGTTTCTTTGCTAATTGGCTCATATGGCGCCTGCTCATATCCAGTTTCTTCGTATCTCAAAAATGACACAGCCTTAAGTCTTGATTCATACATCTCCAATGCATCTTTTATGCTACTTGCTTCTTCGGGCTTAAAAGTTACAGTGATTGAAACGGAATTATCGGCCCAGTAGTGTTGGTATTGTGCTGCTATTTCTAGTTGCTCCCACATGTTTACGTCGCGCTTGCCTTTTTTGAAGTAAGGCTCATGAACCGGAAATTCAACGCAAATAGTATTTGGGGAGTAAACATCCTTTTCTGTTTTGTAACCGGCTTGCTTAAGTGCATCAAGCAAGGGTGATGTAGTGGAAAACCTAATCCTGCGAATGTAATATTCATCTTCAGGAAAATGAATGCCTGGCGTCGAGCCATTTAACAACGAAACTGTGCCAGAGGGCTTAATAGATGTTGTTCGAACAGATTTAGGTATACAAAGCCAATTAGAATATTCTTCATCTAAACTTTGAACATACCCATATGCCTTATCACACCATTCATACATTTCACGACGGCCATGTTTGTTAAATGCTTGAACAACTCCCGACTGAGACAATCCAATGCGGCGGTTCTTGAGCATCTTTGCATTAGTCTCTGGCCAGTGCGTGTTGGACAAGGTAATCGTCTTTCCGTAAAGATATGCGATTTTTAATGTCTTGAGGTAATCTTCTAAATCTTCGTGTTTTGCCGGAAAAGTTTCAACAAGACAACACAACTCGGCGTCTTCAAGTTGTTGCTCGACACAAGGGTTGAATCCAGCAACATTTACATCGTCCAGTCTTTCTCCGTCCTTGAACCTGCCACGGGTTCTAGCATTGTTGAGCCAGATGTATCCCGGTTCACCGTTTTTTTGTGACTGTTCTGCATGCCATGTGTAGTCCATCCCGACCACAGCATTAAATGAGTTGTTTGAACCCCATCGGTGATGGCGTAATTTCTCTGAATCATTTTTCATTTCAAGATAGTGAGTGTCATCGTGTCGACCCATTGCCAAAGCAGCAGATCTACGCACGTTACCCGCCACAACGCAACGACCAATAAGATTTTCGGTGTCGACAATATCAACTGAGGAAATGGGTTCTCCAATTTTGGGAGTGTAAAGTTCTATCAAGCTTTCGTGCAATTCTTTTAAGGGTCCGTGGCCCGATGATGTGCCTCCGAAACCTTTTATCAGAGCACCTTCTGGCCTAATAGCAGAATAGTCAAACTTAGGGACTTTATCACCAAAAAAGAAACCATCCAATAACGCCTGCACTGAATCGACCCAACCTTCTCTAGAATCATCAATAATTAAAGTATCATTGGTGTATTGTGGTTCACAAATTGTAATTGTTCCTGCGCCTTCAGTATCAAACCCTACTCCGATACCAACCATCAAAGCGTCCATCATCCAAGCAAACAGATAGCCGCCCTTTGTAGGCAAATCTTTTGTGGAGCGAAAGGCACAATTAAATAATCCGGCCGCCGTTCTCTCTTCGATAAACTTGGTTCCCATCATCCATAAGCCGCGACCAGGAGGGGTCCACTTAAGATTGAACAATCGATCATATGCATCTTTCGCGGTCCTTTGTGCTTTTGTGTCGTTCCAGTCCAGGCCCATAGAAAAAACATGTTGTTTTTGCATATTAAACATGCCCTCAACAACACGACGACAGGTTTGCCACCATTCTTCTGTTCCCGAAGAGTCAGGATCAAATTCACTTAGTCTTCTAGAATATGTTCTTTTAAAAGTGATATAGCCCAGTGGACCCCATGGGACTTGTGCTTCTTTGTATGGGTCGATAAATGTATCTGATAATCTAAATCTACGGATATTGTCGATTGTTCTCATTTTAATTTGTTTTCCTTCTTAGTTTGGTATATTTTGCTTTTAATAATTGTTGTTGCTGTTTTGGGCCCAAGGCAACGGGAGTAGTAACTACTTGTTGGGAACCATTTGCACTATTTGGTAACGCTGTTTTTGGCAATATTTTAATGTTAACGTTTGAGGTGTCCATAAATATATTATACACCATTCCATCAGGTCCGTTTCTATTTTTTGCAATAAAAATCTTTCCTTGATTGTTTTGTTTGTCTTCGATTGTGCGCGATACAGAGAATATAAAGTCAGCCACAAAGCACTTGTTAAATGCTTCTGAGATCTGTTCCATTGTGATCACTTCAGCACTTAAGCCGGAGCGATTAGTTTGGGATGCAGTCCATACTGGGCATTGGAACTCAGTTGATAATGCTCTCAACTCTTCATAAATAGAACCAAGTTCTTCTCTCTTTTCTTTTCTCATTTGAATTGGCTTTAATAGATCTGCGTAATCTACAATAACCATTCCAGGAGTAATACCCCGCTTAACAAGGCGAGAAAGATGTGCTCGGATTGTATTTGTGGAGGCAGATTTAGTCGGATACTCTTTAACAATAAGCGATCCTTCAATGTCTTTAATTTCTTCATAAACTTCCTCTTTAAAATTAATAATGTCTGATAGTGGATATCCTGTTATGCAGCTATCATATCTGGTGGCTATAACAGTATCTTGTAACTCTAGAGTGTAATGGACAACTGTTTTACCTTCCTTGAGCGCCTGACTTCCAAGGTGCACCAACACCATCGATTTACCAGCGCCAGTTGGTGCGATAACAACCCCCAGTTCACTCTTACCAAGACCACCACCAGTTATGTTATCGATATCAGCCCACCCAGTGGTCATTGGATTTCTGAATCGTGGTGTAAACCTCTCTTCAAAATCAGCCATATAATCATAGCCGAAATTGTTTTCAGAACCAAGCTTCAAGGCGTCGTTAATAACTTTTGAAATCTCATCAAAAGAACAGTTTTGAAGCAAACCTACTGAAGTCATCATGGCTTCTTTTAAGTTTTGCTTTCTACAAAAATCAAGTGATATTTCTTTGATATAATCAATATCTGTGAGTTCGCGCTTGTGCATCCTACTAAAGTAATCTTGCACTTTTTCTTGAATAATGTCGTCTTCTTCATCAAGCTCTGTCTTGATGATTGTGAGCATAGCATCCACTGATGGATGTTTGCCATATCGGTGTCGGAATTGCAGCATCTTTTGAAGAAAAACGCGCAGATATTCTAACTCAATGAAGTTAGCGTCGAGCACTTCAGTGATCTGATCTGCGAATGGTCGATCTTGAAAGATAAGCTGAACAAGTCCCTCTTGGAAGGCTTTTCCATACCTCCCAAAGTTTACTTTTTCTGCTTTCATGTGTGCCCTCGCTTGGTGTTTATAAGTATAACCTAATCGGTCCTAAAGTCAATCACAAAATTAGAATAATTCTGTTGCGTCGTCAAGACAATCGATAGAAATCTTGTTTAAGTGAGCCTTAAGTTCTTCCCAATTTAACTCACCAAATCCATCTTCACGCATCATCCTCAGAATCTCTGTTTTATTGAAATCACACTCAAAATTTTCTACAGATTCTTTAACATGTATCTTAGCTTGAATTGACATTTGAGGGGCATAAAGCTGCATCATTTTATAATTGTGCTCAATTAGATCCTTTGCCTCTACTACATTAGAAAAAAACTTCAGTTTACTGTTTTCTAATTTTTCTTCACAATGTTGAATTATATCATCGATTGTGTATGTTTTTTCTTCTGACAAGAACCCAATTCGCTTTGCAATAGTCTTGAATCCTGCTCCTTTTACACCTGGAAGATTGTCAGAAGCATCGCCAATTACTGCACGTGCAAGTGCCATGTTGGTTGGATGGACACCAGTTTGCTCCACAATGCGTTTAGAGTTTAAGATCTCATCCTTAACAGGTCGCCATAGAACAGTCTTTTCGTCGCACAACTGCATAAAGTCTTTATCGTTAGATACAATGATCTTTTGCCAGTTATCAAAGTGACCAAGAGAGCAGACATGTGAAATCACATCATCGGCCTCAATCTCAGGCAACATCGTCTGAATAATCGGCATGTTATTAAGATACTCAACCACCCTTCCTTGTTGCCAAATTTTGTTTTGCAGTTCCTCGTCGTCTGTAAGATTGTGAACTGAGCGGTTTAGCCTAATAGGTTTCCTTCCTTGCTTGTAATTTTTGTCCATTGTCTTGCGTTTCTTGGAACCATTTGGCCCATCCCAACAAACCACAATTGCATTGGGCTTGGTCAACCGCACAAGTTTTTGAAGAATTTTAATAAAACCCTTAAGGCCACCAATTGGTTGGCCATTGGTGGACACAGATGGATCTACAATATACGCTCTCAGATATGCATTTAATGCATCTACAATTAATACTCGTTTAATTCCTTCACTCATCGATTTGTTTCTCCAATTCTGCAATTTGTTCCATAACATAAGCTAAGGCCCGTAAATTACCGTTGCGTTGATAAATCATTGCCTGCTCTTGTAGATCAGCTATTTTATTGGCAATTTTGTTTTGTTTTCTTTTGTTGAAAAAGTTGGTTAAAAATTTCATACTGCTATCCTTTGTTTATTCATTATATCACGATATTCCAATAATGCAAGCTCTTTGTGTTTAGCCTCAATCATAACGTCAAATTCATTGCCATAATCATCAAAAGGATTACGAATCATATCAGAGTGTGCTTGCGGTTTGATTTTAGGATTGTTGTGCTCGATAGAGCGTGACTCTGCGTAGTGCACGACTGGCTTGATATCACCCCACGTGGACAGTGCAAGTTCCAATGCTTCTTGCTCAGTTTGACCGCCGGGATGCAGCATGTGATGATGATAGTCAAACACGATAGGTATGCCGATTCGCTTGTATACGCCTTCATACAATTCAAGTGTTGAGTATAGTGAAGTTTTGTCATCATTTTCAACTGTCAATCTTG